CACAACCCCAACATAATGCGCACAACTGCGCAGAAACTTGTAATCCATCTCGAAGCCACGCATTGAGCCATGGTCTCGAAGTTGCCGCCAGATTTGGCGAAGGCGTTTGGTTTCGGTCATGACTTCGCCTTGCGGTATCCAGCGTCGTAAATCCTGGCTGCTATTAAATCAGTCGCATGCGGAGTAACTTGGAATCCATCTGCATCACAAAAATATGACGAAATATCATCAATCGCATTTTCTCGCTCGGTGCGGAGTGGGCGGAAGTCATCTGGATTGCTGCTAATCCACAGCAAAGCTTTAGCATCACCAAACACACTGACAACTCCATTACCAGTTGAATCAAAACCAACAAAAACAGCACGACGCCAATCAGTCCACTCGTCGTAAGAGCTGCAAAATTCACATTCACACCCAACTGGTGGTAACTCTTCGCGCGCATACCATGAGTTGTCAACTTCTGATTTACTGCTCATTTGTCTCGCTCCTGCTGCCATTCTTCTTTTGTTATTTCGTGAGCGTAGGAGCTCATGCTGGTAAAACCACCAAATATTACCTTTGACATAAACACAACACGGGCCGGGCTTACCCATTCGTCCCACTGCTTGACCAGCCACGCCAATTGCTGCTGCTTTGTTACTGTCATTTTGTGCGCTCCAGTGCTGAGAGAAGTGCGTCGGCGGCTCGCACTGCGTCATTTGCAACGTCATGCTCGTTGAATGAATGCCCAGACTTCGAAAGCAACCCACTCATCATGTGCATCGCCATCATTTCGCGCTTTGTCATTCCCGAGCCAACCGACTCACTTACTTCAAGCTCGCCAGATCGTTTATACTGATTAACAGGCATTGCTGGCACATCTGCATTCTTGATTGTCATGTCATATCTCCGCTGTTAAGACACCAAAACATTAGCTAATATCTGCGACAATGTCAAAATAAAGTTTGCACATTAAGCAATAAAAAGCCCCAGTTAAGGGGCTTGGATTACCGCTGGTCTTTGTCCGCATCATCCGGCGCTTGCGGTATCTCACCAGTGACGGAAGTTGTCATCGCTGGAGCTGGTGGCGGTGGCTGCCTGGCTAGCTCATCCTCAATCTCTTCATCAGTCCAGTTCGTGGTTCCTGCCGCTCGCAATGCCGCATAGTAGGCGCGCATAGGCATTAACCCTGCGTTGATGTCTGCTATCCACTGGGCGCGATCTTGAGCGGTTAGCTGTTGCATGAACATCTCGGTGTTCAGCTCAAATACAATCTCACCAGTCACACCCATGAACTCACAGCACCACTGGATGGCCTTCTCATATGCCTGGCTGACATTCTGCGCAATCGTCACCATGATACTGGTATCAGCGCCACGCTGTAGACGCGCAGCCTCGGCGGTAACTTGGATTGTCGGCGTGATGAGCTGAGCGCCAATCATGACAGCCTGATCCTCTTTCTTAAGCATCAACTCCATGGCTAGATTGCTTGGCTCGGCCTGTAACAGCTCAGACGCACCACCCGCCCCCAGGTTGTGCCCCATGCGCGAACCAAGACGGATGCCATTAGGGTTAGCCTCCTTGAACTGGCTGGCATTCATGGCCTGACCAGGATAAATCATCAGCGTTGGCTGGCTGGCGATGAAGCTGGATTCCTCCACGTCTGCCGAGTTGCGGTAGTGACCGATATTGACATCAGTCAGCGACTCAAGAGGCGGTGCGTCAACGCTGGAATCATTGTTGTCTGCGCCGATGAATGTAAACGGGATGTAATCAATTCGCTTGCCGCCAATGGTCGGGGTGATTACGTCCGGCCCATCGAGCTGACTTCCTTTGTCGTCATAGGTAAACACCCGTTGTTGGTACAGGCCATCCACCAGCTCAACCACTCGCACCCGCATACCCATGAGCATATCGAATTCATCACTGGCGTTGGCGTACTCGTAAGGCTCAACCAATCGCACCTGGGTCAGGATGCTAGTAGACCCTCGCGCCTCTTTGCGCCAGTTGATGATGGACTCAGCAGGATAAAACAGAATGCGCGGGTTTAGCTGGCCTGCGTTCTGCTCGGCCATGGTGGCCGCTCCAGCTTGTGGGGCGTCAACCAGCAACCCGCCACGGCCTAGCGCGTCAATCTCAGACAGTGCGTCCTGTGCTTGCTGAACCAGTCCAATACCTGCCCCATCGCAATTCTCAAGCAGGTACTCAACGCCAGATGGAAGGATGATTTCAGGCGGCTTGCGCATCACAGCCCCTACCATGCCGCTCAAGGTACGCTTGGTGAACCCGTAGAACACTGCGCCATCTTCATAGTCCTTCTGGCGCTGGTCTCCATACATTTTATCTGGCTCGCTGCTGCCAACGTCGCGCAGATACGATTTGCAGTTTGCCGCCAACGCATCGCGGATCTTCTTCCATCGCGGGAAATTAGCGATGTAATCCCGATGCTGCGACTTAACGCCGATTGCGGCTGATTGGATGATCATTACCTTCTCCCCCACATTGAAACCTGGATTTGAGCCACTGGCTTGACCACTGGGAATAGGAAGCTCAGGCAGTAGCCAGCCCCGTCAACCCAGTCGTCTATAGCCGGATGCGCATTAAACTTCTCTGGATCGCCTCGGTCATTGTATCCCTGCGTCTCCATTGCCTGCACAAAATTCTTGCATCGGTCAATGTTTACGCCTATGCGCCCATGAGCAAGCAGTGAATTCACAGCGTTGACGCGGTCTCGGATGAATGGGTTAGATGGCGGAGCATCAACTCGATAACCAGCGTTTTGCAGGATGTCTATATCCGATGCGCTGGCGTTGGTGCGCTCAGATTTACCGCTGGCATCAGGGTATAACGTCACATCCATGCCTGAGTATCTGGATTGCAGGTTATTGATGATGTCTCGCGTGTCGTGGCTAACGAACTCATCAACCGCTATCGGATTGCCATCCTCGATAACAAACGCAACCGCACAACAGCCGCCCACGTTGAAATCTAGCCCGATATGCAGGCGATCACCTGGCTGAGGCGTCCTGCTGCTTGCGTGTCTTGAGCGGTCGAAATAGTGATACACCTTGTTTTGCGTGAGGCTGACAAACTCCCCGTTGATATACATCTCAGCCAGTGCCGGGTCGTAGTTAGCGCGGATCTGGTCAACGTATCCCTCTGGCAGATAAGGATTTGACAGCGTGCTAGCCTTGATAAGCTCGGTTGATTCATCAGCTCGAACCACCCAGCGATCATAGACGAAGCCGGAAAAACCTTGGTCTGGCGTTGTCACCGCCGCGATTGAGTTTGGCACCTTTGACGGCTGACGGGTACGTTCCGAGATCTTCCGCCATACCACTGACGCCTGTTCCTTGCTTAGTACGTCCAGCTCATCAGCAACAGAGTGTGCGACTTCAAACGCGATCAATCTGTTTGGGTTGTCGTAGCTGCGAAAATAGACTGTTCCGAGTCCTGCGATGGTGATCGAGTAGTCTGATTTATTCAGGCTGTGAGGTAGCCCAAGCATGTTCAGGTCATCAATAAAGCCAGGAATAGCCCGCAATTTCAGCAGGTCATAGGTAGGCATGGTGTAGAGCGTGTTGATACCAGGATTGCCAAGCATCAAAAGCAAAAGCCGCATAGTAGCGGCTCTCGACTTACCAGCACCTAGTCCAGCCACTATGGCTGGATGAGGTTTTGCAGATAGCACAAAGTCACGCTGAGGCTCGGTGAGTGGCACATCAATCATCTTTCTTCCTCACGGCGTCAATGATTCGGATCTCAAATGCTTGCTGTTGCGGCTGCTCTTCGATGTGGTCTCTCTGCCCGAGGAACTGCTTACCAAGCCAAATCAGCATAGGCACATTGCCCTCAGTCACGGCCTTTTCAAACTGCTTCCTGCGGAGTGACATTTTGCCGCCTGCTGAGTGCTTTTTGAAGAACTCCAAAAAACCGCCATGCCCATCCTGGATTAACATGTTATTCAGATGCTCGTAGCTAACATCAAGCAGCGATGCACACTCTTCACCAGTGCAGTGAATCGAGCACATCTTTTTCAGCTTGTCGTAGTCGATAGGCTTTCTCGGCCTGCCGCCTTTGTTTTTCTTCGCTGGCAGATCGTCATGGTGCGCCATTTCCACCTCCTCGCTTTGTGATTATGTAGTATTCAAGCGCCATGAATGTTTCACTTACAACCTTAACCGCGCCAGACCTTCTTTTCTCAATAGTTGAGAGGCTAACTCCAAGCACAGAAGCGCAGGACTTGTTATCAAGCCCTGCATCTTTCTGCTTTTTTATGAACTCACTTGCTGTTGGCAACCTTGATCTGCTCCATAATGAACTCCACCTGATAAACGCTTTCACCGATACCCATAGCGAGAATCTGCTCGGCGTCTTTTCCAGCTTTCATTTGTGCGCTAATTGCCTTTGCTAAATCAGTCATTTTATTAACCTACTCTTGTTTGTGTTCCGTAAATATTACGGCGCGCCACTTAGGAGGTCAACCTGTCTTTCTTCATTTCGCTGTATGTTTTGCCGCTCTCAATATGCACGGCCTCTTTGCCTGTGAAGTCCTGCCATCTGTTCACTATTACATCAACATAAAACGGCTGCAGCTCCATGGTGTAACATCTTCGGCCGCTTTTCTCTGCCCCCATCAGTGTTGATCCGCTCCCTCCGAATGGCTCTAGACACAGCCCCTTAGGTGGAAGGCTTGACTTCATAACGCGATCCATCATAGCAACAGGCTTCGGGGTGGCGTGGTCGTGCCTCTCCTGTCCTGTAACTCTTGGGTATTCCCACACATCCCGCATTATATCGTGAGCGTTATCGAAGTAGGCGCGCGCTCCGTCGAGCTTGCCGTTGATTACATCGCGACCTGCGCCCTTTACTTTGTCCCACTCGGCCTTCAGCTCTCGCCACGGTCTAGCGAAGTGCCCAAGGTACTCAGCAGCAAGCGCGGCATAGTGCTTCTCAGGAATCAGAGTGAACTGCGACTTGGTGAACCAGTGCGAGTACATGCTGCAACCGCATACGCGCTTGACGTCTGCAGACTTCATTCCTACGCGCTTGGCCTCCGCCTCCAGGTAAGAACGGATCGAGTCCCAGCTTTCAGGAAAATCATCGGCGTTCACGCTTCCAAGGAACTGATCGCCAATCTGGAAGAACAGGCAATGCTCTGTCGCGGTCGGGAACTGGGTGAGCCCTGATGACTTCATTCCAGGAACACATTTTTTGTCCCATACGATCTGGTTGCGCAGCTCTAGTCGTTCACTACCTCCAAGTCCTCCGGCATACCATAACCGCCATAAATCAGGCGCATTGCCCCAAATGTATGCACTGGCGTTGTCAACAAGCGCAGTCCTGAAAGCAGACCACCAATCCATCTGGAACTTGTCCAAATCTTCGTTGTAAAGATTGTCGTTTGCTACGCCGTCTCCCTCTTTGCCCATGCCATAAGGCGGGTCAGCGTGTAAAAGCTGCGCCTTTTCTCCGCTTGTCAACTTGTCTATGTCGTCAATCATTGTCGAGTCGCCGCACATAACCCTGTTATGGCCAAGCTGCCAGACATCACCGCGCACGCTCACAGGATCGATCTTGTCTAGCTCTGGAACTGCGTCCTCATCAGTCAACCCATCCGCTGGCTCTGGCTCCATCAATCCAGACATAAAGTCGGCATCAAACCCAAGTAGATCCGTATCGAAATCCATATCCTGTAAGCTCTCAACTTCCAGCTTCAGCATATCCAGATCCCAGCCAGCATTAAGCGCCAATTGGTTGTCCGCTATCACGTACGCCTTCTTCTGCGCATCTGTCAGCCCAACCAGAACAATGCACGGCACTTCCTCAATCCCGAGCTTTTTCGCGGCCATGACGCGGCCATGCCCTGCAATAATTCCGCACTGGTCATCTATTAAAACTGGATTGGTGAAGCCAAACTCTTTGATGCTTGCCGCTACCTGGTTGATCTGGTCTTGGCTGTGAGTTCTTGAATTACTAACGTATGGGATTAAGTCAGACGTGCGCCGAACGGTATACTCATGTTGATTCATCATGCCCCCAGCATTTACCCCGCACCCAATGCGGTTTGTGTCAAGTGTAACATGCTGATGGTGGAAATGAAAAAGCCGCTCAATGGCGGCTATTGTTTACTTTTTCCTTGACTCAACGT